CGCCGTTTTTGCAGAAATCGGATTTTTGCTTGGCGTTAAGTTGGTTAAATTCTGCGCGGGTTTTGGTGTTGGTTGATTCCGATTCGTTTGGATCAACTTCGAGCGGAGCAAGTCCGGCTTGTGCGGCAATCTCAAGCGCCTTGATATTCGCGCACTCTTGCGCTGCGGTGACAGCGCTTTCAAGTTCTGTGATCTTTTCTTTCGATGCTGTCAGCTCACTTGTTGCCGTGTCGCGCTCTGCGGAAAGTTCAGTGATCTTGCTTTCAAATTCTGCAACTATGCTTTTGGCTTCCGTCAATTCACTGATTGCAGTTGCTAAGTAGTTTTGCGATTCAACAAGTTGCGCTGAAATTTCAGTAACTTGATTTTCGGTGTCGGCAAGAATCGCTTCCAAGCCTGTAACCTTTTCAACAAGTGCTGCGTCCGGTCTGAATTTGTCGAGAATGCTCATTGCTTTTGCTTTGGTGTCAAAAATTTCATCTGCAAATCCCATCTCGACTGCTTGTTTTGCGCTCATCCAAGTTTCGGATTTCATCATTTTCCGTATCTTGTATTTTTCCATGCCGGTTTTTTCTGAATAGATTTTGGCAATGTCATCACTTATTTCTTCAAGCAATGCCGCATAGCGCGCCAGATCCTCTGAGTCGCCTTGCATTCCGCCGCTCGCTTCGTGAATCATGATTTTGCCGTTGCTTGCAATTTCAACCTTGTCGGCGCCCATCGCAATGACGCTTCCCATCGATGCTGCCAGAGTATTGATTCGAGCTGTGACATAAACTCCTCGTTCACGTAGTGATTTTAGCTCGTTGTAAATTCTGCCGCCCTCAAATACGCTGCCGCCGCTTGTGTGGATTTCAATTTCGAGAGTATCAACTGCATTTTCAGCGCAAGCAACAATCTCGCCAAATGCGTAATTATTCTTGACGGCTTTCATGCCGTAAACTTTCGTAATTTCCTCAATGACTTTGTCCACGCTGAATTTATCAACGTGATCATTAAGCCTCACTTTTGCTGCTTTGTTTTCGATAGTGATCATGTTTTCAAGTTGTTTTAATTGTTGATTTGTCCATGTTCTGCCAGGATCTCCGCCCCATAATGCCCAAGCAATTCTTCCAGCTGATGGATATCCTTTTTCGCCTTGCCTAAATCCTTCTGCGTTCTTATCAACTTCATGCCGGGCAAAGTAACTCGCCATTCTGCGTATCGTATCAGTTGATAGATTTACGCGATTGCTAATATCACGAGCCCTAGCAACTCCAACAGCAGTCCCCCCTCGGTTGTATTCTGCACGCCAAGCCAATCCTTGACGCGCTTCATCTGCCATTTCTGCCGTTGGTTTCATTACACTTCGACGGCTGCGACCATAACCAAGACGGATGCGGTGTTTGCTTTTGCGTAAAGAGTTGCCGAGGATGGCGTAAATAAGCAGGAAAGCCCTGGCAACAATTTGATTTTAAACACGGTCAATCCAGAGTCACCGCCAAGCTCGATAAAATTAGTCGCATCAAGGTTTTTGATCATGACCTGCTGCGGCGCTCCTGTGATGTCGCCAAATGTCACCACCTCCGCGGTCGTGCCGATGTTCTGCGTGTTTTGCATCATATCACTGCCGACCATGTCCGCGACCATGTTTGACGATTGATTGATGATTGCGCCGTTTTTCACGGCTTTCAAATTGCATGCAAATGTTACTTCGTTCGCCATATTATTGTGCTGCTGGTTGTTGTGTTTCGTTTGGTGTCAACATTGCCATTTCTCGATCTTCAATTCTGATTCCAAGGTTTGATTCGTTGACTGCTTTTTGTTTTGTTTTTTGTTCCACTAAATAAGCAATTCGTTCGTTTAGGTGTTCGTCAGTGGATTTGCCGAGATAGCCGAGCACATCCTGAGGATTCAAGAATCCGCTTTTCCACATTTCGATCAATTCTTTCGAGACTCGGCCATCGTCGATTGTGATTTTTTTAGGATAGGTAAATTTCCATTTATACCAATTCTCAGCAATTGGCAGCCGGCCAAGATTGACGAACTTTGCCGTGACGTAATTGATAATCCGGTTTGCGGCGTATTCCAGCAGGTCTTGCCTATCCTCGACCGCACGTTGTGCCCTTCCGAGATCCGCGCGCTCCGCGGTTCCTTGCCCGGTTGCGTGCCATACCATCGAATATGGCCAGTTGATGCCGGCCAGAGCTTTGCGGTAAATCCGATTCTGAAATGATTCCCACATATCGCCAGGCCGATCGTTTTTGATTGTTTCTAGTTTGCCGCCGCTTTTTGCTGCAAAATACTTAACCTGACCGCCTTGATACGTTTCGGTTATAATGCCGCGCTCTGGGGTCGTCGCGTCGCCATTTATCACGTTTTGGTTGTCATCGATGTCGGGTAATCCAGTTTCGTTTGTCTCAATCATCGCGATCGATGAGAGCATAAGCTGCGCATACCTCTCCCATTCGTGCGATTGCAAGGAGTCGCGCAGGTCGTTCAGCGCGTGCGTAAATGCTGGCAATCCTCGGCCTTGCTCTTGCCATGACGGATCGAAAATGTGAATTACATTTTGCGAATCCAAGTATTGCAACAACTCGCCTTTTTGATCGTTGAAACAATAAGCCAATGGCGCACCGTTGGAATAAATGATTCCATCAATTAGGTTTTTTCCTTTGTGCGTTCCGCTTGCAATTTTTCCGTCAGGCATGCCGTTTGGGTTGGCAATTCGATGGCTGGGTATTTGCTGAATCTTAGGATAATCGTTATCGGTTTTGGTAAGCAGAATAAATGCTTCACCGTCCCGATCCACCGCGCAAGACGTTGTGTAAAGGTTTGTTTGAAACGTGTTTTGACCGCCTCGGACGTCACAAATTTTATACCACTCATCATTGATTAGGTTTTCGGCTTGTCTGGCAAATTCTCGATCAATTGATTTTGATTGCGCCTGCCATGAGCGGCCAACCGAATACATGGCTTTTTGCTGAATTGCTCCAAGCAAAATGCCTTCGTTCAAGTATAGCCTGCGAGAAAATGATACAAGCGTTTTTCTATCGCGCGCCGGAACAAGTTCGCCGATGTCGCGCATTGGCGTAGGCTGCCACGGTCTCGATGTCGTTTGCGTGATTGCTCCTTGCGCTTGTTTGTAGCTATTCCCGAATTGATCAACAATCATAGTTTTGCATGGTTCCTATTGTTTTTGACGCTGGCCTGATTCCAAGTCTTATCCAGTTGATCGCCGTGTTTAGGATCGTGATGCGTGTTGTTTCGGGCATTGAAACAAGGACGGAGTAGCTGATTCCGTTTTTTTGTGAATTGGTCAGGGTGTTGCCGCCGCCTTTTGAAAGCATGCCAGTTAGGGCCTCGGTCCTTGCATCGACAAGCGCGCCCAAGATTGTCGGGTCGTCAAGAGCCGCATCATAATATGCCTGTATTAGCGTTTTTGGCGACACATCCATGCAAGATGTCCCGTGTCAAATATCATTCTTCTGTATCTTGCTGCGTGCCAATTATGCCAAGCATTGAAGCTAGGACGGTCTGCATGGCTTCGCAGTCGGTCGCGTGGTTGTCATTGTGCCTTTTTACCCATCGTGCGGTCTTGCCTTCTCCTCGCCTAACTTCTGCATCGATTTGCCTTAAGTATTCACGCCCGGCATCTTCTGGAATTTCCCAGCTGACTCCTTTTTGGTTTCTGAGCTGAAACAGAATGTCCTTGTGCGCCAAGTTCGACCAGAAGCACACCATCGTCTTTTTACCGTCCGATGCCGTGACGTTCTGATAGCGTGAATATGCTTTGTAAATTGGCTTGCCCGATTTTGTTGGATGCGGGTAATTGTCGCGCTGGTCGCCGCGTAGTGCAAGCCAGCCGTATTGTGCGCATCGTTTATAAACCTCATCCTTTTGATAGCCACAGTCAATTTGCGTTTTGCGGTTCTCGACTTTGTATTTTTCTTGAATAACCTTTACGCGCTCCCATGTGTCGATCTTCCCAAACCACAACATCCGGCTGCTTCCGTCGTTTGACCATGCCCGAATGACCGCCCAGAAGTGATCTTGCTGGCGGTCGATCGTCATAAATCGATGCGTTTCATCTTCCCACTTCTCGCCATCATCGTATTCTGCCAGGCTGTATCCGCTGCCGGTCAGGATCGCTCGGTTGTCCTCCTGCTCATCACTCCAGAAATCGGCCAAGCGTTTTTGCACAAATTGACGCAACAAATCAAGATTGCCCCGGCTGACTTCATCCATGGCATTGCACCGCTCGATCACAAGTCGCCAGAATGGAAGCCGCCAATTACAAAGCGCGTTGTAGT